GCCCATACATTAAATTGATCTGCTGCACCTTGATAATCACCAGCATTTAATTTTTTAAGTAGCGTTGAGCTTTTAAATGCATTTGAGCCGATGTTGTAGGCCAATGAGACTAGAGAATCAAACTGGTTTTGATTTAATGGAGCTTTTGCAGAGCTATTGACTGTGTGTTCAAATTCAATTAAATCATGGCGCATATATTCTTTGGCTTGTTCGAGCGTGCATGTATCCCCCTTCTTAACGCGAACACCATTGGGGTATTTGATTGTGCCAAAGCCAATAGTCCAGATACCAACGCCATCGTCATAAGCAGTAAGGCGCTTTCCTTCAAATTCGCAAATCAGATCAACGCCTTTATCGCTAGTTGACATTGTTTCAGGAATGCCAAGCATATTCTTAACTGCATCAATATCAATTGATAATAGTTTGTCAGTTGCTGTCACTTGCGCTTGAGTTAGTACCCCGCCGCTTAATTTCCTCAAGTAGTCAAAAATTTCTTTTTTATCCACTTAACCACCCCACTTTTTCGTAAGTTTTTTAAGATACTGTTCAATGAATGTGCTACCTAGAATGCCTAGAGATGCGGCAATACCAACCAGTGCAAGTGGATTGATTTCAGGAAGTTGAAGCAAAACCACACCAGCGATTAATGATGTCGCACCACCCAAGATAGTTCGACCAAAAAGCAAACGAATTGATAGCGGCTCGTCTGATACTAAGAGCTTACTAAATCCGATTAAACACCCGATTGCTAATAACGTCAAAAGAGTTTTCTCATGATCTTGCATTTAAAAAATTACCCATATAAGTTTTACTTATAATAAAGCAATACGTTTGTTTTTTGTAGCCATTAAAAAGCCCCGCAAAAGCAAGGCGGTTTTTTATCGGAGTTCTGCCCATGATGTCACACTAACACCATATTTGTTTGTTGAAATAACCATGTATGTTGCTCCATCAGGAACAATAGTTGAACCAGTGGATGCGTTGTCTGGACTATCATAAATGTCTGTTTGCGTTGCCACCAAAACACTGCCGACATATATTGTAACTTTTGCATCCCGACCTGTTGCAATAACACTAATCATTATTGGCTTGCCTGTGTTGTTTGTGTATGTCACACCACTTGATCGGCTTCCTGTAAAATCTTGCCAAGTCTGACCAACACCAAAAGCCTGATCATTCAACAATTTGGCTTGCGCTGCTGTTGCTGCTTGAGCTGTACTCACACTTGTTAGTGTATTGTTCAATTGAACAGCACCAATAGCGGTTGTGCTTGCATTCGGAAGTTGAGCAACAGGAACTTTTGTGTTTGCATCCAGTGAAGCCACACCATTTGCAGCACCAACTTTATTCGCTTCTAGCTTATTGTCCTGTAGGGCCTTACCTTGTGCAGCACTCAATGCCTTTGCGCTATCATTTGTTGTTAAGTTATCAACAATAAAACCAGAGCCATTGTATACGCGCCATCCAGTCATATTGCTATTTGGATTATTGCTGTTTAAAGCAATCGTACTTTGGAAGGTCGTTAAATCATCATTGGAGCGCACTAATGCCCCAATTGGATATGGTGCAAGACTGGCATCAAACTGATAAGCGTTGCCTTTTTGCATAAAAACAATAGCTTGGGATAAAACATTTAGGATGCCATTAAAGTCTAAACCGTCAGGCGGTTCCCCACCAATGTCCTTTGGTATTCGTGTATCAGGCGGAAATCCAACTTTAAGCGATGCTCGATAAACAGGATCACCAATTCCAAGCTCCAATGGAATTGTGTTTTTGTCGCCATCTTGGGCGAATGGGATAAGGATTAAATCAGGGTTTGCCATTTATTAATTTCCTAGTTGTGCTGTTCCGTTAAGCAATATCGTGCCGTTTAATGGGAAGCCTTGCAATATTTCTTCATAGTCTACTGCTACGCCGCAAGGTTCGGGGAGTAACCCAAGCCGAAATACAATCATCCGATCAAACGCAGACAACCGGCCTTGAAATTGATACTTTGCTTGCATGATGCCTGTCAGTAAATAAACAGATGGTGTTTCAAGTAGAATTTTCAGCAACTTATTGATATTTGGTGCGGTTGCTAAAATAATATTTGCGAATGCTTTTGCAAAAATCAATTTTCGATAGAGACTATCAGGAAGTGAGTAAGCATTAAAGCCGCCAGAATCGGTTCGAAAGGGTGCGACATTGAAAGGGGTAAACTTTGGCTCAGGCGAGCTTGTATGAAACCCGAATGATGACTCATCGGGGTTCTGTAGTGGCACATTGCGATTAATCCCGACAATGCGCCCCCATATATCAAGACCAACCCCCTGAGCTGTTTCAAGGTTCCACATGATGCGATAGAAATCTTGTATGTTTTTAGTTGGGTCAATCGCATTATGTAGTTCTTGAATGATCAACATCAAGCGCGGACTATTTGCATATTGTGATGAGATAGTGTCTTCAATTCTAAACATTAAACCACCTCAATATCTGCCAGTGAACACACAGGGAATTGATCCACGCCAAATTGCAAGCGGTCTACCCAAGCAATACCATCAAGACTCACCTCAATTGAGACCAGCTCAAGATCAGTTATGTTTGTTACCGCAGGCACATACTGTACAGCGCGTAAGTTTTGAGCGATACGCGCCCTTGTTCTGCCTGAACTTAGTGCGGTCAAGATAGCACTCTTAATAGCTTGCTGATTTTGGAATGACAACTGTGTAATATCGAAGAAAGCAATCTTAAATTTTACTGTTGTTGATGTTGGTCGTAAAAACTTAATATCGTATTGTGGTGGTGTGACGGCAAGAGCATCATTATCAGTAACCGTTATTTCTGTGTTTCCGGTGAATCCACAGCCCGAACCTGCTTTAATTAAAATTTGCTCTGCAATATCGTAATCATCACCACCAACAACAGAAACCAAGATACTGTGTTGCAGAACTGGGTAGCTGGTAATACCCATTGTCACTGGTGCTATAGTGTGATTGGATTCTACCCAAACGTCTAAAACATCGGGGAGATTAGCTATTGAGCCACGAACCGAGCTATCAGTATTTTTAGAGTTTGCCGATACTGACTCTTGTCTACGGATCTCAAAATCATCGCGTGATTCTTCCGCTCTACCTGTAATTGCTGCATTTGGATTTTCTACACGGTCAACACCTGCCAAGGCTTGAACAATAATAGTGATTGTATTTGGTGATGCTGAAATAGGCCCAAGAGTTTGACACTCAACAATGGCATTCGTTTCTCCGGATGGCAAAATAGTCGCTTGTGCTTTCAACAACCAAACATTGCCTGCTTGATCTTGAACTTGAAAGCCCTGCGGAATGACCGAGCCTGCCAAGCCAAAAAAGGTGACTTGTGCTGTAGAGCGCGTAACGCCTTGTCGAGTTAAGAAATACAGCCGAGCAATAGCATCTTGCCAAATACCTGTCGCATATTGTGGGTCAATCTGGTTCATAAGTTGAACCATTTGATCATCACGGTCACGTAATGTTGCAGTAACAGAGGTTGCAATCTGCCCTTGTGGTGTATTCAGAACTTGGGTAATATCAGGACCGAAAGCAGCCACAAACATAGCCCAAAGACCCTGCAATACTTCTTCGCTTGGAGGGGCAATAATCCCTTTATCGGTGACTGTTGGTTTTGGGATCATAGCGCCACCGTTGCCGTGTTATTTTCAATGTCGGTAAATTCGATCATGCCTGTCAATATCCGGTTATTTAACTGATTAAGTTTAATATTAGCAGAAACAACGCCCCCTACGGATAATGCAGCACGATTTAATTCAGACCGGTACAGCCCAATTGGATAGGCGCTCTTGCCTAAAATTGACTCACGATATGGAATACCCTCCAGTTTACTGAAATACAGATCACCACGGAATACACGGCAAGCGGAGCAAATATCCTGTGCTCGCTGATATGTGCTTGTTGCGGATGCGATATTGCCCTCAACATCGAGTGCTAAGTCCCATGTGTCTGGCATTAAGAATAGTGTACGTGCCATTAGCCATCCCATCCTTCAAATTTAGGTTTTTTAGGTGGTTTTCCATTTGACTTAGGTTTGCACCCACAAGGCATATAGCCATTTCCATTTGTGCCATTATATCCTTTTCGGCATGATTCGCATTTATCCATAATGATTAACCCCCTAGAGGCGAAGTATTTGAACCGCCAGACTGTACGCCACCGTGACTATGCTTATCAACTGTATCGCCATCTTTAGTGACCAGTGTGCCATCTGCTTTGATAATCAATCCATTAATGTTTAAGTCGCCAGTAGTCTTGATATTTATGCCATTTTCTAAGAAATGAATATACTGTGTAGGTGTTCCCGACATCATTGTGAACATATAGACTGCGCTATTGATGTTATATTTTATGCGTGTATCGGGCGCGGATAACTCGCCAGTCCTTTTCACGATAGAAATATCACGCTCACAGAATCCGCATAGACCAACATCACCAACTTGTGGATCAATCACGATAGCATTTGAGCCACCTTGCACACGCAAATATGGCACGTTGATAATCTTGCCCATTGGGTAGACATTATTTGATCCGTCAATCTGTTGAACCAACGGAAGGACTTCACAGCGCCCAATTGGGGCTAGTTCATCGGCAGGAACCGTCACACTCAAAATCTTAACAGGCATCATCGTGTGAATATCTGCAATCAGATTATTGATGATATACATATCTTGCGCTGCGCCTGCCACTGTCTGCTCAGGTCGTGCATTTAAAACAGGTTGATTATTTTGCAATAGCGACATATTCACTCCCCACTGGTGCGGCATTGCAGTCAATAAACCATGCACCACCATCTGTATTAGCTTCTATTGTAACTGTTGTTCCGAAAATTCGCCATTGACGGTTGACGGTTGCACCTAAAATACTATCTCGGATTTCAACCAGTCCACCGAATCGAATGAGTGGATCATAGAAGGCTTTGAATGACACACCACGAACGTCAGGTATTGGATAACCGACAAGACCGGTCTTAGGTGAAATGATTGGTACAGGGATTTTGCGTGGACCGCCTTTTGGGCAGATAGCAATATTGTTTTGCTCGATATACAAATCAAAATCGGCAGCATCGGCAATACTTTTAATCATGTTGATTCGTGTGCCATTATATGTGCCACCGTCTGCAATGATTTTCGATGCACCGTTGTTTTCAAATCGGTAGCCCATGTCTTTGCAAATATCCTCAATCATTGCTGCTGCATCGGTGTTCGCTTCAAATATTTTGGATTGAACAGGAAGCAATGAATCCACAATAGCGGATTGAGATTCAATGTTAAGTGATACGTTTGGCGCGTTAGCCATGTCTATTTTTGCAAAAGTGATATTACCACTATAGACCTTGAATAGTTCGCTACCTTCCTCGCCTGCCTCGATTAGTATAGTGTTTTGAACCGCGCCCATTGTGTTCCACTGAATCCGCATGAGCTTGAGCATCTTGTCTAAAGCTAAGCCGTATATCTGAATATTAGCTGTTGGTGATACCGCGCCATTGCCATTTATGATATTGCAAGATACTCGCAAGCCAGTGGACTGCAATTGATTGTATTCGTTCTCGCTTGTGCAGATTTGATCCTGACCGTTTATTCGGATTGTGACCCTTATAACTTTTCTGTTCATTAAAAAACCCTCGTGATGAGGGTTAATTATATATTATTTTTCAGGGGGTTCGGGTAGCGGCTGCCAGTGGGTTGGGATTGTCTCGACCAATGTCTTTATCAGCCTGACACCGCCAAAACTAAATCCGCTTATAAATCTATTTCTCCCATCGCAAGCATGAAGCTGTGCTGTTATTGGTGTTGTCCATGTTCCATCCTCATTCTTCCCGATAGTTGTTACAGCAATATCGTACTCGGGCAATCTCTCATCAACACTAATCCAACTCATGAAACCTCTCCTAAACTTTGAATAACATCATCAGGTAAATCATTTTCTTTTAGAATCATTTTAATACCCATGAAATAGCAATCCCTAAAATAACCAGTGACAGCACATAATTAAAAATCAGGACAGCTCTGTACTTGCTTTCGATCTGCTTCAATTCCATGAGATAGTTGCCAGATTCATCATGCAATTGCCAATTACCTTCTTTGAGATGCTTATTATACTTAGATAACACTTCAATCTTGAGGTTGGCTTCACGTAAATAAGACTGTGATTCACTTAGTCGGTCGCGCAGTTGACTATTTCCATCTTGGCAGTCCGTTAATTTCCATGATAGATCAGCAATAATATCCCCTTCACTCTGTAATTTACCACCACCCACTACAACTTCAAGATCAGCCATTAACTCAGCTTGCTTTGCTGTGCTTAAACCTGAGCGAAACACCCCTGCCAAGTAGGACGGATTTTTACCTAATCGCACTGAAATTTCACGTTGGCTTAATCCGATTTCTTTGATTTTTTGTTTAATTTGGTTCATTGCTCAACCCCACAGATAGATAAAAAGTCATATTCATATAACTTCCTGAGTTCCTCTTTCAGCCCTGCAAACTCATGAGTAAATACAGGTCGCATCATCCTAAATTCAACATCTTTGTGGAAGTCAGAGAAGTTGTTGCAGCACAAAACACCAGTGTATCCAGTTAGGATTATTTTCTGCTCTTTGGTTAGCTCTTTAGTCATTCCATTCTTCCTCAAATATTGTCTCGCTAAGTTTTCCACCGCAAAAACAGCAAAACTTAAAAGAGTGTTCAGATGGCAACATAGGGTCATTAAAAACAAAGGTTTCACCGCACCCTGTTTCCCAATTAGCATCTTGATTCTCAACCCAAGCACATTGTTTTTCAGTCATTGGTTTTGCTCCTGTGGACTTTCACTTAGCTTGATTCCGCCTTCCCCTGGATACTCAGCAACCCAAGCATATAAACCAGCACCAGAAAACCCAGAATTGCAAACCTGAATAGTTACTTCTGTGTCTAAATTCTCTGGGTCTTCATAGCACATAAAATGAGTGATTCGCTTAATATCATGACCGTTTAGATCAATACTTGGCTCCATCACAGATTGGGCTTTTGCTGCTTGCCATGCGTACCATGCGCCATTCATCCACCCAGTCTGTGAGTCTTGAAATACTCTGTTATTTCTATATTGGTTTTGCTTATCGCACCAGTAAAGCTCACCATCGCTATTTTCTAGTTCAGCCGCAATCTCTGGCAGCTTCTCAAATTCCTTTCTCATTTCTTAAAACCCCCTCATTGCTCGTATTTGGTCAATTTCTTTACGTTGTATGTAGTTGTACTGCTTTGCCCTTAAAGTTAGCTCTAGCGCGATTACAGCGCAAAATAGAGCTATTGCTAAATACACCATCCGATTAATACCCCGATAGATAATCCAAGTGCTAAAACTGCGAGTGTTGTTGCGATTGGGTTTTGTTTGTAGGTCATTTTAGTTCACCAAATTGATTAAATCTTGAGTAATATTGATCTTTCATATAAAGCTCCATGCTATCTTGACCAATTAACCTATGGAACTCAGCAGCCATATTATGAGCTAGTAGATTGCCTGATCCTTTTTCATAGACAATGCCAAGTTCTCCGTTTAGCTTAAATCTGAATTTCTCATTCTGAATTTTCAAGTCGAAAACATCTGCACCTAGATCGACTAGATTGTTTTTAAAGTCATCCCATTGATCACCACACAAGGACATGCTTCTATTTAGGTACTGTCTATTGCTACCATAACGTGCTTTTAAAATTTCCCAATCATTCATATTCAATCTCCTAGTTATGTCATAATAGTATTATTGTTTAGTTGGGATTGCAACCATTTTTTTTGCAAGATTATCCAAGTCAGATAAATGCAAATCACCTTTATCTCTAAAGCGTCTGTAACTTGTCAGGTGGGTTAGATAAGTTTTGCTTTTCTTCCATGACACAATCTCACTAACTTGAGCAATGGTTAAACCTGTGCGCTTGCATGTTTTTCTGATCATGCTTTTTAATTCAATCATTCGGCTTTGAATGTACTGAGCTTGAATTTCATTATCAGTGAATAGTGAGATGGTTTCTTTTGATAATTTGATCATGGGTAATTCCTCTCTGTTTTAAAGATTGTAACATACACTTTTAAGTTAATACGAATTTTTCTTAATATTGGTAAATAATACCAGAAAGGGTATTCTATTTATAGAGAAACGCATTTAATGGTATAAGAAAAACAGCATAATTTAGGGTAATTTTAGATGTTTTATATAGAAATCGTATAAAAAATATACAGCAATCTATTAATACAATTGTTCTTAGATTTATAGTAAAATACTCGTATACAACGCATTAGATTTAATAGAAATTTAGGAGAAATAGATGGGATTTGGAGGAAGAAATAGACTTATAGATTCACCTGAAACCTTTAAAGAATTAACGCAAGAATACTTCGATTGGGTAAAAGCAAATCCAGTGATGAAAACAATCACCGCGTCCTTTCAAGGTGAAATCTCATATCTGAAAGTTCCTCATACAAGAGGAATGACTCAATTTGGTTTAGCTGCACACATGGGGATTGGGCTTACAACCCTAAAAGACTATGCTGCACGTCCTGAGTTTTCGACTATCTATGGCGATGCTATGACGTATATCAAGCATTGGAACGCTGACCTAGCTATGACAGGGGAAATCAATGCGAGCCTTGTAGCGCGATTAGATGGGCATGTAGACAAGCAAGACCTAACATCAAATGGTCAGCCTATCGGGGATAAACCTTCCATCATTCAACTGGTAGCTCCAAATGAGTCAAGTAGCGATTGAATTACCGCCAAAACTGATACCATTATTCAGTAAGCCTAACTTGCGTTATCGTTGCTCAAAAGGCGGACGCGGCTCAGGCAAGACGCGAACATTCGCTCTTATGACTGCAATCAAAGGCTATATGTTCGCTGAAATGGGTGTGAGCGGTACTTTGCTATGTGCGCGTGAATTTATGAACTCCTTGTCTGATTCATCCATGGAAGAAATCAAACAAGCGATTCGAGCTGTGCCATTTCTTAATGATTACTATGAAATGGGTGAAAACTACATCCGTTCTAAAAACAGACTTGTCGATTATTCATTTTGTGGCTTGCGCCATAACCTAGATAGCATTAAGTCTAAGGCGCGTATTTTGCTTGCGTGGATAGACGAGGCTGAGTCTGTATCTGTTATGGCTTATCGAAAGCTATTACCTACCGTGCGTGAAGAAATAACACTACCAACAGGCGAAAGATTCATTTCTGAAATTTGGATTACATGGAATCCCGAGAGGAGGAGCAGCCCAACAGCAGAGCAGTTCGGAAGCCCTGAGATACTCGACCCTGATACTGGCGAGATGATCGGTATGTGTGTCGAGATGAACTACATTGATAATCCGTGGTTCCCTCAAGTACTGGAACTCGAAAGACGCAAAGACAGGGCGAACCTTGACGATGCTACTTATCTCTGGATATGGGAGGGTGCATACCTTGAGCATTCAGACGCGCAAATCTTTAAAGATAAATACGAGATCAAAGATTTTGAAGCTGATCCGCAAAAATGGGATGGTCCATACATCGGCATTGACTTTGGCTTTGCACAAGACCCAACTGCGTGCTTAAGAGCATGGATTCATGATGATTGTGTATGGATTGACCATGAAGCGGGTCGAGTGGGCTTAGAGCTTGACGACACAGTTCCATACCTCGAGAAAAGAATACCTGATATTCGCAAGTATCCATCTTATGCAGACAATGCGCGACCTGAATCTATTAGCCATTTGAAAGGCAAGGGCTTGATCAGAATCAAGGCAGTCGAGAAAGGCAAAGGCTCGGTAGAGGATGGTATCGAGTTTATTAAATCTTTCAAAAAGGTGATTATCCATACTCGTTGTAAGCAGACAGCTTATGAGTTCCGAGAATACAGCTATAAGAAAGATCGACTCACCGATGAGGTTCTGCCTATTGTAGTTGATAAAGACAACCACTACATTGATGCGTTAAGATACGCATTAGAGAAAATTATGAAACGCAAGAAAGGTTTAAACATCAGACCCGATGCCCTCAAAGGATTATTTTAGATGACCAAAAAGAAAACCCTACGCCAACGTGAAGTCGAAGCGTTAGAGCGTCAAACGCAAATCCTAGAAGGGCAACATGCGCTCACTCAGCGTATGCAAAAGCAAAGCCTGCCTAAGCAATACACAGCACACCAACCAATTGCAGGCGTATTGCCACAAGGCGTTAAAACCGCCCCTGTTGCGATGGACTCATGCAATGGTATTTCATCTTACGCAAATACCGACCCCATGTTCTATGGTGGATTCATCGGCTACCCTACGCTAACAATGATGGCCCAAAGTGCCGACTATCGAAACGTGCCTGACACCAACGCACTAGAGATGACACGCGAATGGGGAAAGATTGTTGTCAAAGGGGATGGCGAGAAAGATAGCTCGGACAAGATCCAAAAACTCACAGAAGAATTCGAACGCATAGACGCACGGAATATTATTCGTAAGCATATCGAGAATGAAGGGCTTTTCGGTATGTCTCACCTGTTCATTAAGATTAAAGGGCAAGATGATAAAACAGATTTACCACTAATCTATGAGAACGTGCCTAAAGGCGGACTGGAGGGGCTTATTCTGATTGAACCTATCCACAGCTCCCCTGCTGCGTTCAATGCAAGTAACCCATTAGAGTTCGATTTCTACAAAGTGAATAACTGGTTTGTACAGGGTGTGAATATTCACCAAGATCGGTTATTAACGCTTGTGACGCGACCAGTGCCCGACCTATTGAAGCCAGCATATAACTTTGGCGGTCTGTCTTGGCTGCAAATCATGAAGCCGTACGTTGAGCGATTCCAACGTGATACGGATTCAATCAGTGATCTTATTTCAAAGTTCAGCTTGACTGCACTCAAGACCAATATGGAGACAATTCTTCAAGGTGGTGAAGAAGGCGCAAGTCAATTACTACTACGTGCTCAAATGATGGGGCAATTTCGTGATAACTTAAATATGCTGCTCATGGACATGCAGGGCGAGGATTTAGTCCAGATCAACACCCCAATGACAGGATTAGTCGATCTATGGGCCAAGTCTCAAGAACTCATGGCAATGCCTTCTCATACACCATTGGTCAAGCTGACAGGCATCACACCATCGGGCTTGAATGCGTCAAGTGATGGCGAAATACGTGTGTACAATGATTGGATCAGCGGACTGCAAAACGCTTTCATTCTTCCGCAGATCATGAAGATTCTACGCATTGCTCAAATGTCATTATTCGGTGAGATTGATAATAATATTTCGTTTGAATTTAACTCACTCAAGCAAATGGATGACAGTGAACTAGCCGACCTTAACCTCAAGAAAGCACAGACCGCAGGCGCATTGATTGAAGCAGGCGTATTGTCACAAGAAGATGAGCGTTCACGATTAAGCAACGACCAAGATTCAGGCTATGGATTCATTGATCCTGATAAAGTTCCAGAAAGTTTGGATTTAGACTTGACAGATGAAACGGAACAATAGTATTATTTACTCATTGGTTGAATCCATGCGCGACATGGTAAGAGCTAAGTATGTGTCAAATGTATCAAAGTGCATACATGCAACTATTCGCACGTTGCCAATCAATATTTACCCCTCGGCTATTGCAGACGTTCGGTAATGACCGCCAAGAAAGTTTGGCAATTGATTATGGATTCCAGTGCGGTATGCCCATAGTGACGGTTTAAGAACTCACCGCAGATTTTAAATAAACTCCCTGATACATGGAGACCTAGTAAAAGTCTAGCCCTCGGACTAAACAAGTAACTAGGCAAAGGAATTAATGTATCTAGTACCGCGTCTTTCTTCATTTTACGCGACTCAGCAT